TGTTTTCAACGTTCCACTCAGATGTTTGGACTTTCCAATCTGGAATATTATCTTTTACTGTAAACGAAGGTATATCCCATATACATCTGTTGTTAGGTTGTGCTGCATAGTTCCCGTCGTCTAGGGCTATGATGTGTGCGCACTTATGTTCGTGCGGAATTTCCGAATGATCGGTATCTAATATATTACTCTCTGGGTGTGCAAAGTCAACTGTAAATAAATATTTACCAGGATGCCATTTCTTATCTTTCCCTATGTATTTACCTGCTTGTCCGTCTAAAATATCCCAAGAATGCACAGAAGGATAATAAGAAAAACAATTCCAAAGTTGTAGTTCATCAAGTCTGCGAGACGGAACAGCTTTCGGTTGAAAGCCACGTTGAATAAAAGCCGTAATTGGTAAACGATAAAAGATTGCACCGTTTTCCATAATTGCATGAAATAAGATTGATTTGCCTGTAATAGACGACATACCGAAGATAATACAATCTTCAACTTCGCCATGATGTTTTTTAAGATCATAAAGATACTCTCTTTTTATTTGTGCGTATTCTACTGGAATGTTTGCGTTTAAGTAAGCCATAATTAGTCATTTATTGTTCCCCAATTTTTGCCAGATTCATAGTCTACTTTGTTTGGGATTTCTAACTTAACAGCATTTTCCATAATCTCAACAATTTTTTTAGCTTGCTTTGGAGATTCTACAGAAACATCCAATTCATCATGTATTTGTATGTGCGCTACAATGCCTTCCTTGTATAAATCTAACATAGATTTTTTTGTCATGTCAGCAGCCGATCCTTGTATTAATTTATTTAATGCTTTGTAAGTGTAAGCACGCTTGATTCCTGGTCCATGTTCCTGGACAGCTTGTTCAAACGGTAATGCTTTGTGCATACCAAAAGTATTTGGCTCCCATAAATGAAACCTACACAATCTGCCAAGTAATGTTCTTATTTGTCCACGTTGCTGTGCTCTATTAGATACAGATTTCATTAAAGATTTAACAAACGGTACTCTGTCATGATAAATATTAAAAAGTTCTTCTGCTTTTTCTTTACTAACGCCTAACTCTGCTTGTAATTTTGTTTTACCCATACCATAAAATAAACCAAGGTTAATTGTTTTAGCTGCTGTTCTAGGTATATCTGCCATCTTAGCAACAATAGTATGAAAATCTGCATCTCCATCTTCGTATGCCTCTTTAACACCAAACACACTTGTGTCTTGATCTAGGGATGCATAATGAACTACAAGTCTTGGTTCTTGTTGACTGTAGTCAAAACATCCCCACTCGCAACCTGATTCTGGTATAAAAAGGGATCGAATCAAAGGACCTAAGTCTTTGTTACGAGCAGGAATTTGTTGTAAATTTGGATTAGAATACGAAAATCTACCGGTAACTGTACCACCTTGGTCAGATCTTATTTGGTTAATATCAGCATGTATTCTACCTTTATGTTCATATTTTATTATAGTGTCTATAAAAGTTGTATGTGCCTTGTTTATTTCTCTAACTTTTGCTATCTTTTTAACTAAAGGATGTTCATGATTAGACAGAAAGTTTTTAGTAAATGATGGTGCCTGTGTTTTCTCAGTTCTTTCATAAGGTAGTTTTAGTTTGTCAAAAACTTTGGCAATACTTCGTGCAGCCCATATTTGACATTCTTCTCCTGTCTCTTTTGTTACTTCTTGTAATAATTTTTTTTCTTGTTCACTTAATTGTTGTTTCAATTTATGAGCGGATTCGGTATCGACACGCACACCTTTAAATCTCATATCAACTAAACATGGAAACAAATCTGTTTCTAAATTAAATATAGATCTTAAATCTTGACTATTTATTTCTCTTTGCATAACTTTCCACAGAGCTAATGTAAGTTCAGCATCTCGTTCTGCGTAATTACCTACGTATAATGCGGGTAATTTCCACATATCTGCTTTAGGATCCACCCCCCATTCTTTTGCTGCGTTGTTTAATTCTGTTTCATTTTTACCCTGGCCAACATAATCCCAACCTAAACTATTTAAATCAAATCTATATCTATTTTCATTAACCAATGACGCTGCAATCATGGTATCATAAATTCTACCATTAACTTTAAAACCCATAGCTCTTATCCAACAAACATCATACATTGCATTGTGAAATATTTTATCAGCTGTTGATTCACAAACATCTTTAAACCATTTCATAACTAAATCTTTATCTAAGTTACCACCACCTTCATGATCAAATGGAAAATAACCTGAGTAACCATCTGTGGCTACTGCTATACCTACAACTTTACCTCTACCAACAATTGATCCTGTTCCTAATTTTTTTAATTCTGGATCATGTGTTTCTAAGTCAATTGCAATTTCATTAGCATGACGTAAGTCTGGAAACTCTGTAGGTTTAACCCACTCTGTTTGTGCTTTAAATATCATTTATAATCTCTCTCTATTATCATTTCTAAGTAGTGAATTGCTTTGTGAATATCTTGTTCTTTCCCTTTCGCTGCATGTCTGCATATGTATTTTATAGCCGATGCTTCTGCGAAAAGCAACCTGTTCTTGTTTACAAACTCACTGGGCTGCACGACCATATTTCGGTAGTGATTTCCGCCAACCTGTTTTTTATATACACTCATATTTTATACTCCTTCTTTTTATTTTTACATTTTACTAAATATAAATTTTCCATTGTCCTTGTAACACCTACATACCAAACTCTTTGTTCTTCATCATATTTGTCATTTGATTTTTTAGTCCCTTTCAATGTATTTTGAGTTTGATTTAAATATAAAACTACATTAGTAGACTCTCCACCTTTTGCTCCATGTATTGTAGATATTTTAATTCTAGGATTTTTTAAAAGATTCTCTTCGTTAATAAGCATAGATTTTAAATAATTAATTTGATGAAACGGAACTTTAACAAAAGCTTCATACCAAGGTTTATTAAAATCTGGTTTTTTATCATCTAATCTTTCTCTAACTCTTTGCTCTAATATTTCTGGTAATTTTTCACCTTCTTGTATTTTTTTAAAATTATTAACGTCTTCGTATAATGTTTTACCAATACTATTGCCTTGGCTGCTTTCAAAAAAATAACCTTTTCTTTTTAAAAAAGAAGATACAGGTTTTAGTAATGATTTAGTTCTTGTTAAAATTAACCACTGGCCTTTTGACATGTCTACGTCAGAAAGCTTAAACAGTTGTATTATATGACCAATTTTAGGTCTAGGTAAGTATTGTTTATCTAATCTTGTGTTAACTCTTTCTATAATATCTAATGCTTTTTGTTGTATAAGTTTTGGAACTCTTTTTGATTCTGTTAAAGGTATTTGTTTTGCTTTCCAATTTATAAATGAATTAACATCAGCTCCCGCCCAACCAAAAATAGCTTGATCATCGTCTCCAGCAATCCACACGTCATTACAATAATTTTCTTCTAATTTTTTTATCATAGACCATTGTATTAAAGATAGGTCTTGAGCTTCATCTACAAATATAACCTCAAATTGTGGTGCTGTTCCTTTTGGTTCTAACCATTTGTCCAACATATCGGTGTAATCAATTAATCCATATACATTTTTATAATTATTTATTTCTTTTTCTATTGCCTCTAATTTATTTTTTTGAATTTTACCAATATGTTCATTTAAATTATATTGATCCATTACACCAATTTGTTTTACTCTTGCTAAACTAATTAAACTTAAATATTCACTGTCTGAAGTAAAAATTCCATTCCATTCGTTTTTTTCATACGCTGCATATTTTATTTGAACACCACATGTTTCGCCTATTTTTTTATAATTACCTTCTTGCATCACGTTTTCTTCTTTTAACCCAAGTCTAGTAAACGCCAATGAATGTAAAGTTTGAAAATATTTAATATCTTTTTTAGTTAGAGTAGGATTAATTTCTAAAAATCTATCTCTAGCTTCGTTTGCAGCTTTACGTGTAAAAGAAAAATAGCCTATTTTATCTAAGGTTATACCTTTGTTAACATAGTTAGCTACTTCATTTAAAAGAGTATATGTTTTACCAGTTCCTGGAGGTCCTATAACTTTGTATCTCATTAATAATTAGATTTTTGCCTGTCTGTTAATTTATGTTCTATTTTTTTATAATGCAATTGTTCTACTCTACAAACTTTTAATGTTTTACTGTCAATATTTAATGAATGTCCAAATTCTACATTACATTTTTCTTTTAATTTTTGTGCTATTCTTTCTTCTGGTATTTTCCAATTAGTTCCTAGATGCTCGATAAAAGATTCAAATCTAAAATAATGGTATGCCTCTTCCGTAAGACATGCACCACTATTAATTTGACTTCTTTTCATTGCTTGTGGTCCATTAACACAATATTGATATAATTCTTCTTTTAATCTATCTGCTATTTGTGTTCCGGCAGGTGGTGTAATTTCTTGGCAATTATTTCTTAATAAAGTTAATTTAGATCTCCAGTCTTTTGGTTTTAATGGTTCAAAATATATTCCTGTTTGTTCCCATATAAAGTTTAGAACATCTTTTTGATTAGTCATAAGTTTAGTATTAGGTATTGTAACTTCGACATTATCATCATTGGGCATCACAATATTAAATCTATACTCAGGATCTGCATATTTTATGATTGCAAAATCATTTATATCTGGAAACGTAGTTACGCCATCTGATTTAATTCCAAAAGGTTTAGAGTAACAAAGTGTACGCATACATTTAGATTGTATGGGTTCCTCGTAACAAGTATGACCTGCTGTATCTTTTTTCCACGCAGCTATCTTGCTATCTAATTTTGATTTATCCCAAGGGTCTTCTAAATAATTGTAGTTTGCTTTTGCAACTTGATCAGGCCATTTGTCTTTGTATTTTTTTTTTGCAAATACCATGTAATTATACATAAATCGATCTCTACCATCACTTAATTTTTTTTTAGAACATAAAGATAAACAAGGTGGACCATCTTTAAATTCTTCGTTTGTACCTAATAATATATCTTTGTAAGTGCTAGAAACTAATTCACTTAATCTTTCTTTGTCTATTTTTGATTCGTTTGCATATTGTATAAACTGATCTAATGATAGTTTAGAATTATTCTTATCTACAGCATATCTAGTAGAATCTTCGTTATTGTAATAAGGTAAATTAATAAAGTTACCTGGTTTAATATCTCCTTTGTCGTCTTCTTTTAATTCTTTTTGTTTTGGAAAAACTTCTGTATTAGAAGGAAGACCTAAAGGTAGTAAAAAAGATTTAAATGCTTCAATTAAATCTATAGTGGGTATTGGTTCTTTCAAAAATAAATAACAATGTAGACCTCCACTTTTAGATAGAATTGGTATTAAAGGTAATTTATATTGTTGGAATAATGCTAAGAATTCTTCTACTTTAAATTGACCATAATCAGGTGGATCAATATCTATACAACCAAATTGCACTGTTTTATTTAATCTACATGGTTGAATACCAATAGAAATTTTTCCTTCTAAATGATTTTTATAATCAATAGAAGACACAGGTCTACCCGCCCATTCGTAATTAGGTTTTATTTTATTTTTGTCTGAGTCTAGAGAAGTTTTAGACATGTCAGCAATACCAAAATCGCCTTCATATCCAGTAAATAGTTTAATAAATTCGTTAACCATAATGATCCCTTATTACGGGCGGCTTCAGTCTCCCTATAACCGCCCATATTTCTCTTACGAGAAACTAGTAATTTGATTTATTTTCCTCTGAAACTGTGGCAGATTTTTGCTGCGAGTTTTTAAGAGAATTGTGAAAATCACGGGCCATTTGGTATAGACTAGCATTGTCAACTTTTTTTAACATGTCTATGTTATAACCATGCCAATTAAAATTGCTTCCTGCGTTCTCAACAGATCTTAATTTATATACTCTTGAAAACATAGGTGCCGGTACAGACTTGCCAGTTTTAGGGTCTGTCTCAAATTGATCTTCAATTTGTGAATTCCATCCTCTGCTAACTTTTAACTGAGTAGATTTCATAGTCATCAAAGCTTTCTCAGGTCTGTCTCCATTTATAATAACAAAATGATTTGCTGTCTTGATAATCTCGTTACCATTTTTCAACACATCCTTATTGTTATTTTTGTTTTGAGTTGTTTCTGCCATAACTTCTGGACCCCTATCATTACTGATTGGTCTACCTTCGCTTCTTTCAAAAGGTGCCCATTCAGGGTAAGTCATTTTGTAGAACACAGGAATAACTTCTATTCCCTTCTCTCCATTATACAATTTTTTTGTAACTGTATTATAAAACATACCAGCTTCTGCTCCTTCTACATATTTGGCATGTTTCTTTTTTTGTTCGTCTGAACCACTTTGCAGTAATTTCAGAAAAGGTAAAGCAAGATCTCCTTTGTCAATGTTTTCAAGACCCATTCCTGAGTCAGCAACAAAGTCCAAAGTTGCTAATGCACCACCTTGTTTGTTTGCGACGTTTCTTGTTTCTTCACTCATGTTATTTGCTCCTTGTTATTTTTGTTTTGTTTCCCTTAAACAGGTTAAAATGTTCAGATGGCAGTTCTTGATTATTTTCAGAACGTTCTCTAAACAATGCTTTGAGGGTCATAGGTTCGACTTTCAACTTTTGAGTTGGTTCGAACCCATTCCCTTTTGCAAGGTCTGCGTATTCGCTCGCCTTGTTATCTTCGCCACGACCAAAGGA